GAGTAAAATCAGATAATTAATAAATAAATCATAGAACTATCCAGTTAGGAGAAAAACGATGTCAATCGAACAAAAAATCGCTGAAATTTTAGCAGAGTCTAAGAAACAAAAATTAGATGAAGCGAAATTCGCAGGTAAAGAAGGTGGTATGGATTCTGGTAAAGATGGCGCACAAGCTGGCGATAAGTCAGTTATTCGCACAGGTAATCCAGTTCCAAATGGTGGTGAAACACCAAACCCAGACAATGCTCGTAATAATGTAGATAACGAGAAAGAAGCTGAGGGTGGCACTTCTAAGAAATCAAATCCTGCCAATGCAAGCGCAGAAGCTGGTGATCAAGCCGTTGTCCGTAAGGGTACTGCTATCAAAGGCATGAAAGAAGATCTAGACGCTATGTTTGGCGCTGATGATCTATCTGAAGAATTTAAGACTAAAGCTGCTACAATTTTTGAAGCAGCTGTTATGTCCCGTGTAACTGCTGAAGTTGCGCGTTTAGAAGAAGAGTTCGAAGCTACAGTAGCTACTACTGTTGCTGAAGAAATTGAGGGTATTGTTGAACAAGTTGATGGATACCTCGGCTATATTGCTGAGCAGTGGATGACACAGAATGAAATCGCCCTTGAGCGTGGTATTAAGTCTGATATTTTAGAAGGTTTTGTTGAAGGACTGAAAGGTCTATTCGAAGAACACTATATCGATATTCCAGAAGAAAAGTATGACCTACTTGGTGAAATGGAAGAAACGATTACCGAACTAAAATCTAAGATTGACGAACAAGTTGCTGCAAATGTTGAGTTGACTAAATCAGTTAATGAAGCAATGCGTAACGATATCGTTAAGACAGTAAGCGAAGGTTTAACTGACACAGATGCTGAAAAGTTTGCTGGTCTAGTTGCTGAAGTTGCTTACGATGATGCAGAATCTTACGAAACTAAAGTGAAGACTTTACGTGAATCTTATTTCACTACTAAAACTACATCAGGTGTAACGTCTGTTGTAACTGATACTCCAGTTGAAGTACTTACTGAAGCTGGCTCAAAAGTTGTAGACCCTAAAATGTCTGCATACTTATCAGCTCTCAACAATCAATAATTTTTAAAAGGAAATCCAAAATGGATCGCAAACAATTAATGGAAAAATGGGCACCCGTGTTGAATCACGAGGGTTCGTCTCCAATCCAAAACCAATACAAGCGTGAAGTAACTGCCGTCCTTCTTGAGAACCAAGAACGCGAAATGGCAAAGCAACAAGACGCATTGTTCGAAGCTGCTCCAACTAATGCTGTTGGTTCATACGGTGACACTGGCGGTATCGCTAAGTTTGATCCAGTATTGATCAGCTTGGTTCGTCGTGCTATGCCACAACTTATCGCTTATGACATCGCTGGTGTTCAGCCAATGACTCAGCCTACTGGCTTGATTTTCGCAATGAAATCACGCTACGCTACTCAAGGTGGTACTGAAGCGTTGTTCAATGAAGCTGACAGTGACTTCTCTGGTACTGGTACTCACTCTGGCGCTGCTGCCTTTGCTGGTGCTGATACTAACGGTACTGGTCTTGCTACTGCTACTGCTGAAGCAATGGGTACATCTGGTGGTACTGCTTTCGGTGAAATGGCTTTCTCTATCGAAAAGACTAGCGTTGTTGCTAAGACTCGTGCTCTTAAAGCTGAATACTCAGTTGAACTTGCACAAGACTTGAAAGCAGTTCACGGTCTTGACGCTGAAGGCGAACTAAGCAACATTCTGTCTACAGAAATTCTTGCTGAAATTAACCGCGAAGTTGTTCGTACTGTATACAACACTGCTAAGCCAGGTGCTCAAGTTGGTACTGCTACTGCTGGTACTTTTGACTTGGACGTTGACTCTAATGGTCGTTGGTCTGTTGAGAAATTCAAAGGTCTAATGTTCCAAATCGAACGTGAAGCCAATGCTATCGGTCAACAAACTCGTCGTGGTCGTGGTAACTTCCTTATCACTTCAGCTGACGTCGCTTCTGCTTTGGCAATGGCTGGCGTTCTTGATTATTCTTCTGGCTTGTCTGGTAAGAACAATCTGACTGTTGATGATACAAGCACTACTTTCGCTGGTGTTCTAAATGGCAAGTACAAAGTTTATGTTGACCCATATACTTCAAACGTGTCTGCTACTCAGTTCTTCGTAGTTGGTTACAAAGGCGCTTCCGCTTTTGACGCTGGCTTGTTCTACTGCCCATACGTGCCTCTACAAATGGTTCGTGCTGTTGATCCTAACAGCTTCCAACCTAAAATTGGTTTCAAGACTCGCTATGGCATGGTCGCTAACCCATTCGTATCACTAGATGGTACTGGTGGCTTGACTGCTAACGAGAACTACTACTACCGTCGCGTGAAAGTTACTAACTTGATGTAAAAATCAAGTTGGTTTCTAAACTGACTTAGTAAACAAATTGGGGAACTTTCGGGTTCCCCTTTTTCACATCCTAAATAAACTATATGACAATATCTATTCCTGCAGGATTAAATCCACTATCGCCGAATGGCTTCAACTTTAGTATATCTAAGGTTCCCAATGTTACATTCTTTTGCCAAGAAGCAAACCTTCCTGGTATTACATTAGGCGATCCATCGTTCTCCACACCATTCTCTACTCAGCCACTACCTGGAGATACGTTATCGTATGAACCATTGGTGTTGCAGTTTATGATTGATGATCAAATGTTGAACTACAATGTAATCTACAATTGGATTATCTCTTTAGGTTTCCCTGAGTCATATGCACAGTATACAACTTTGCTGGCAGGTGATACTGTTGCTTATGGTGAACTTGCAAAGAACTACTCTGACGCAACTTTACAAATTCTTGACGCCAATAACAATCCCGTTAGAAGCGTTACATTTTATGATGCGTTTCCTACCGCACTGGAAACACTTACTTTTGCTTCCACAAATGATGGTGTTAACTACCTAGTTGGTAGTGCTACATTTAAATTCGGACACTATAAATTTGCATAATTAATTTGAGATTATGGTTGGTTTTTAGTATAATGTTATTTTGAGGTTATTATGAACATAGAACAATTGCAGGAACAGTGGGACATTGATTGCCAAATAGACAACAACTATCTTGGTGAGACCACTACGGCTACCCCCAAACTTCACGCTAAGTATTTAAAACTACTTGTCAATATCAAACTCAAACATACTAAGTTGAGTTCTGATTCAAACATCCTCCGTAAAAATAAATTTCGTTTATACCGTGGCGAGTTATCACGAGATGAATTGACGAATCTTGGCTGGGAACAGTGGCAAGGTGTCAAGCCATTGAAGAATGAAATGGATGAATTTCTTTCTGGTGACACTGATCTAAATACATATAAGGTAAAAATTGATTACCTTGAAACGATGATATATTTTCTTGAGTCAGTCCTTGGTCAAATTAAAGCAAGAGACTGGCAAATTAAGTCCGCCATAGAGTGGAAGAAATTCTTAGCTGGAATGTAATGATAAAGATTGAAAAACTAGATGAGGTTTATGTTCGTATTTTCTCAGACGATTCTGGTATCGAGCAAGAGATAGCAGACTTCTTTACATACGAATATCCAGGTGCTAGATTTACACCCAAGTTCAGAGCAAGACTCTGGGATGGCAAAGTGCGTTTATATGATGCTGTGCGTAAAACTTTATACCTTGGTCTAGTTCCATATGTTGAGCAGTTTGCCGTCAGTAATGGCTATGCTGTTGAATACGTAAATCAAGTTCTTCACACAAATAATATTAACAGTCAATCTGTTGAAGCATATGCTAAATCGCTGGACCCACAAGGTCGTGGCAAACCAATTGAAATCCGTGATTATCAAATTGATGCAGTAACCACTGCTCTTGATAAAGAACGCACCCTTCTACTTTCTCCAACTGCTTCTGGCAAGTCATTTATTATCTACACAATTATGCGTTGGCATATTGCTGCTGGGCGTAAGTGTATCATCATTGTACCAACAACATCTTTAGTTGAGCAGCTATTTGGTGACTTCGAAGATTATTCTTCTGCCAATAAATGGAGTGTTCCTAATCACTGCCAAAAACTGTATGCGGGTTTTACTAAAGACTTTACCAAAGATGTTTTGATCACTACGTGGCAATCAATCTATCTACAACCAAAAGCATGGTTCAGGCAATTTGATGTAATCTTCGGAGATGAGGCGCATCAGTTTAAAGCTAAGTCCTTGACCACTGTTATGGAAAAGATGGATGGCATTCGTTATAGAATTGGCACCACAGGAACTCTTGATAATAAGAAGGTTCATAAGTTAGTTCTGGAGGGCGTGTTTGGTCCAGTACATAGAGTCACTACTACCAAGAAACTTATGGATAGTGGTAAATTGGCAGAACTAAATATAGTGTGTCTGTTACTAAAGTACAATGAAGAAATTCGTAAAGAACGCAAAAACAAAACGTACCAAGAAGAAATGGATTGGTTGGTATCTTGTGAACCAAGAAACAAATTTATCCGAAACTTGGCAGTAAATTCTAAAGGCAATACGCTAGTTCTTTTTCAATACGTTGAAAAGCACGGCAAGATTCTTTACGAACTTATTAAATCTAAAGTACATGATAACAGAAAAGTATTCTTTGTTTACGGTGGCACTGACACTACCGATAGAGAAGCAATTCGTCATATAACTGAAGGCGAAAACGACGCAATTATCATTGCTTCTTTTGGCACATTTAGCACTGGAATTAATATCCCCTCATTAGAGAACGTCGTTTTTGCATCACCGTCTAAGTCGAAGATTAGAAACTTGCAATCAATTGGGCGTGGCTTACGTTTGAAAGATGGTAAAACAGTTTGTAATCTTTATGACCTTGCCGACGATTTGCATTGGAAGTCGTGGAAGAATCATACGTTGAGTCATGCAGCAGAGCGTTACAAAACTTATGCTGAAGAAGAATTTAAAGTCAAATTGGTTGAGGTAGATTTATGTTAACTGGCAATGAATCGTTTGTTGTGATAAAGCTAAATACTGGTGAACAACTGCTCGGTGTATTGGAGCAAGAAGATGAAGACTTTATTCAAATTTTAGATCCAATGCTTATCAAGACCATTCCTGTTCTCAGTGAAGGCAGAGAGCATGTCACGGCTCATCCATACTGCCAGTTCACTGGAGATAACGTCTATGATATTGAGAAGAGAAACGTAATCTTTATGAAGCCAATGCTTGCATCAATGATTCCCCACTATCTTCGAATCGTAAAAGACCATGAGGATAGTCCTGCAATGAAAACAAACAAACGCGCAGAAGACTTGGATTGGGGAGACGAGGAAAAGATAACTCGAGAAGAAGCGATTCGTAGAATACAAATGCTAGAAGACATTACAGGGATTTCTGTAAAAGAAGAGGAAGAAGATACCAGATGGTACATTGAAGGTAACGATACAAAGCACTAATAGAATCACTCATATCACAACCGACATGGTTATTATACCGCTGTTCGGCAGCAAAGGCAAATTTAAATAACTGCAATATGCAAGTTAAATAATGTTTGCCTTTTGTCATTTTATGAGGTATACTATGGATATGTTGATTAATTCTAGGAAGCAAAAAATGTTATGGCTCATTACGTAAATAATAAAGATTTTCTCGCAGCGATTGTTGAAATGCGAGAGAACGTCCGAAACGCAAAAGAAAACAATTTACCCAAGCCAATCATAAGCAATTATATCGGTGAGTGTATTTTAAAGATTGCAACGCATTTATCTTATAAACCAAACTTCATTAATTACTCGTATCGTGAGGACATGATCCTTGACGGCATTGAAAACTGCATTCAGTACATTGATAACTTTGACCCTGCTAAATCAACAAATCCTTTTGCTTATTTTACACAAATTATTTACTACGCATTTTTACGTAGGATTGCCAAGGAAAAGAAGCAGTCTTATATCAAGGGCAAGCTAATTCAGAATATGCCGTTTGAAATGTTTGAGCTACAAGAGCAAGATGAGACTGGTGAGTTTCATAATGCATACGTTGAATTTATGCAACAGAATAACACGTTTGATGATTTCATCGGCAGGAAAAAAGAAAAAGCTGCCAAGAAAAAAATGGAAAACACATTGAACGCATTTATAGATGATGGAGAAGTAAATGGGAGTATCGACACAATCAATAACGGATTGGATGAGGCAATTGTCCACGTCAACACGGTCACCGTATCCACCGATACGACGCAGAGCGAAATCTCGGGGAATGCGCCGCCAACGGAAAACTCTTAAGAAGTTTACCTGGGACGCAGCTGATAATGTTTTACCTTTGAATGAAATTATGAACGAAAATACAAACGAAAAAATCTTTTTGGGTGTTAGTGATTTTGATGACTTGATCACTTCGGAAATTCTGAAGCGTCGTGTTGAAGCAGGACAACGAACTATCCATCGTGAAACTAATGTTCTATGCAATAGAGAACACTGGGCAACATGGGCAGAAGAAACCTTTGAGAAAGACTTGCATGTGCAAGGCAATTCCTCTAACGGCATCATCATTGAGCGCGACACAAACAACTACATCAAGTTCGATGTAAACAGCAACACAACTACTGTTCGCGCTTATGGTGATATTGATTTTGCTGAAGCTATCATTGCCTTGGTTGAATCTAAATTTGATATTGTAACATCCCACATTGAATGGGTTTATGGTTCTGACGGTAATTCTGTTAACGTGCCATTGAATCGTGATCGTCTTCCTTGTGATGAAATGTATCCATTCCTTAATGGTGAAACCCTTGGCGATTACTATGAACGCTACATGGCGTCCTCAGCGAATATCTTGCTTTTGATTGGACCACCTGGAACTGGCAAAACTACGTTCATTCGTGGTTTGCTGGCGCATACAAATTCATCAGCCATTGTTTCGTACGACTCAGGCATTCTTGAGAAAGATGGTTTCTTTGCTCGCTTTATTGAGAGCGACGACAACGTAATGGTGTTGGAAGATTCTGATGCATTCCTTAAATCCCGCAGCGACGGCAACACAATGATGCACCGTTTCCTGAACGTGGGCGATGGTCTTGTGACTACCAAAGGTAAGAAGATGATTTTCTCCACTAACCTACCAAGCATTCGCGATGTTGATTCTGCATTGGTTCGTCCAGGTCGTTGTTTCGATATCCTGACCTTTGATACATTGAATGTTGAAGAAGCAAATACCCTCGCCAAGAAACTTGGTGTTGAACTTGCTGTTCGTCAACGTGGTAAAGAAACTGAACCATATAGCATCGCTGAAGTGTTCAACCAGAAAACTGAAGGTATGCATAAAGCAACAAATAGAAAAGTGGGGTTCGTTTGAAAGTAGCTATTATCACAGATCAGCACTTCGGTGCTAGGAATGATAGTATTGCTTTCTTAGACTATTTCCAAAAGTTCTATGATGATACTTTCTTTCCTACTATCGATTCTGCTGGCATTGACACGGTTCTTGTGCTTGGTGATACTTTTGATAGACGGAAATATGTTAACTTTTATTCGTTACAGCGAGCAAAGGAAATGTTCTTCTCTAAATTAGAAGAACGTGGTATTACTGTGTATATGCTTGCTGGCAATCATGATACATATTTTAAAAATACCAATGACATAAATTCTCCTGAATTGCTTTTGTCCGAGTACAATAACATTGAGGTTATCTCTGAACCCAAAACTATTAATGTGAATGGTTTTGAAGTTTGTATGTTGCCTTGGATTTGTACAGAAAATTACACACAGAGTATTGCTGAGATTAAAGACACTACCGCAACTATTTGCATGGGGCATTTAGAAATTGCTGGGTTCGCTATGTATAGAGGAATGGAATCGCATGAAGGACTTTCTGCAGAAACTTTCAACAAATTTGATTTGGTCTTTAGTGGTCATTATCATCATCGTAGTAACAACCGCAATATTCACTATCTGGGAAATCCGTACGAACTTACTTGGCAGGATTATAACGATCCCCGAGGATTCCACCTGTTCGACTTCACTACAAGACAACTCGACTTCTTTGAGAATCCTTATCGAATGTTCGAAAGAATCGAGTACACCGATAAAGAAGTTGAACCGATCAACCTTGACGCCCTTGATCTAAGGGATAAGTTTGTTAAACTTGTTGTAGTTGACAAGACTGATTTTTATAAATTTGACAAATTCATTCAGAAGTTGTATAATAAGGGTTGCCACGAAATTAAAATTGTGGAAGACTTTTCTGAATTTGAAGCAGGTGAAATCAATGAAGAAATTAACTTAGAAGATACGGTTTCTGTTCTTGCTAATTATATTGAATCAATTGAGACTGATGTTGATAAAGAAAAGATCAAGTCATATATGCGTGGTTTGTATACTGAGGCTATTAACATAGAGGTTGTTTAATGCAACAATTAGAGATTCAATACTTCTTTCCATTGACCGAACAGATTCCGCTTGATTTAGATTTTACGGAATATGATAAACCCAATGTGTGGTCTACTTTATTAATTGGAAATGGTGGCGCTGGTTTAACCTTAACTGCTGCTGGTGGAACTGTGTCTTGGTCTACACGTATTGGTGACTGGGAAATTCCTAGTGAAACAAAACAACCTAGTAAAATTCAAAAGTATATGATGAAGAATTTCTTTGGTTGGAAATGGATGGGTAAATGATCGTTTTTAAAAGTGTGTGCTGGAAGAATTTCCTTTCTACTGGCAATTCACCAAATAAGGTATTGTTAAACAAGTCTCCAACTACTCTTATCATTGGTAAGAATGGTGAAGGTAAAAGCACAATCTTAGATGCATTGTGCTTTTCATTGTTTGGTAAACCCTTTCGTAATGTTAACAAAGGTCAGCTGATTAACTCTATCAACGGCAAAGGCTGTTTAGTTGAAGTTGAATTCGATGTTAATGGTAAAGAGTATAAGATTGTTCGTGGCATCAAACCAAACGTGTTTGAGATTTGGTGTGATAACGAAATGATCAATCAAGATGCTGCTTCCCGTGATTATCAAAAGATTCTAGAGCAACAAATCCTACGACTGAATTATAAAACATTCACTCAGGTGGTTATCTTAGGCTCAGCGTCATTCGTGCCATTCATGCAGTTGTCATCATCGCAACGTAGAGAAGTGATTGAGGATATCCTTGACATTAGAATTTTCTCTACAATGAATTCGCTATTGAAAGAAAAAGCGCAGGAGACCAAAGATGCTATATTACGGACTGAGAGCGAAATTAAAAGCGCAAAGGATAGGGTTGAGAGCCAACAAGCTATTATCAAAACGATTGCCGAAGCGAAGACCGAAATCATCAAAAATATCTTATCAAAAGTATCTGCTAACAATGCTGAAATTTTACAGGCAGAGGGCGAGATCGAACTTATCGTTTCGGAGATCAATACTCTTAAAGCAAGCATCCATGATAAAGAAAATGTTGATGATGACATCGATAAAGCAAAAACAATCAAATCCAAGTTACTCCAAAAAATCGAAACTTGTGAACACCACACAGAGTTCTTTAACGATCATGATGTATGCCCATCGTGTGACCAAAATATCCCAGACGAACATAAGTCAAAGATCCTTGAAGACCTTAATACGAAATTGCTGGAGCAGAATGGAAAAGTTGGCGAGCTCGAAACAGTCCTCACCAATCTTAATGCGAAATTATCTGAGATTGCTAAAGTACAATCAGAAATTACCAACAAAAATATTGAGCTATCTACAAGAAACTCAGCAGTCACCTTGCTCAACAAACAAGTTAAAGAGATGCAAGTTGAAATTGAAAGCGCAAAAACTGATACGGCAAATATCGATGAAGAGAAGGTTAAGCTAAAGCAGCTTGCCACGGATGCTCTGGATAAGATTGCTCAAAAGGGTCAACTGTTAGATCAACGAAATATTGAAGAGGTTGCTAATGTTCTATTGAAGGATACTGGTATCAAGACTGCAATTATTCGTGAGTATCTTCCTGCAATGAACAAGTTGATCAACAAGTATCTGAATGCCATGGACACTTATATTCACTTTGAACTCGACGAAGCGTTCAACGAAAAGATTAAATCTCGTTTCCGTGATGAGTTTACTTATGCTTCTTTCTCTGAGGGTGAGAAGATGCGTATTGACCTTGCAATTTTATTCACTTGGCGTTCAATTGCTAAGATGAAAAACTCGGTCAACACTAACCTACTATTGCTTGATGAAATCTTTGACTCATCGTTGGATACCGCTGGCACTGACTACTTTCTTACACTTATGAATACGCTGGGTGATAATTCCAACATCTTTGTTATCAGTCATAAGGGTGATCAACTATTCGATAAGTTCAGGTCTGTCATAAAGTTTGAGAAGAGGAACGACTTTTCTGTAATCGCTACGTCCTAAAAACCCTTCTAAATCAATAACTTACGGCAATAACCCTACTTCTGGTAGGGTTATTCAACATTTCGCTTTACTTTTATCACGAAATGGGGCATAATAACTGTATAGATTGATTGAAAGGGATAAATTATGTGGAACGACTTTAGTGATTTTGAGCTGGCGACGTTGGCTGGGCAATACGGTCTTGAAGACTCATTGGTGTTTTCAGGCGACCTTTCGTTGGCAAACCGCAGTGAAATTGAATCGCTGCTGACCTTTGCTGAACACGATATGGCTTTTGGAGAATAATATGGATATCAAAGCATCCGACCTTTCAGCACGTCTTCTCGCTACCGAGAACCTTTCCGTGCAACGTGCTCGAACTCGCACTGCATCATTCGATGTTAAATCCCGTGTACTGACCTTGCCTCTTTGGAAAGATATGACTCCAGAGATTGAGGACATGTTGGTCGGTCACGAAGTTGGTCACGCACTTTATACCACTGAAGACTACTTTGTTCCAATTGCAGCGAACAGTAAAATCATGACGTATCTCAACGTACTTGAAGATGTGCGTATTGAGAAAATGATCAAACGTAAATATCCAGGTCTGCGTAAGCGCATGAACGAAGGATACAAGCAACTCAATGATCGCGACTTCTTTGGCGTCAAACAAGTACAGTCTTTTGAAGACTTGCTCTTGATCGACAAGATTAACCTATACTTCAAAGCAGGATTTTCCTGTGGTGTTAATTTCACCGCTGATGAAAAAACATTCGTCAATCGCGCAGAAAAGACTGAGACTGTTGCTGAAGTAATTGAGTTGGCTCAAGAAGTTTGGGACTTCTCCAAAGAACAGTTGGCAGAAAAGAAAAAACGTCTGGCTGCTTCACAACCAGAAGATCAGGAAGAGCCTGAGGAAGAAGACGAAGATGAAGAAGGTGAATTTGATGACGCTGATATTGACTATGACGACTTCGAAGAAACTGAAGAAGAACAAGAGCAAAAGCTGAAACCAATCCAGCAAAAGTCTGCCACCAACGATCGTATGGAAGAAAAGGAAGAACCTTCTGTTGCCGATCAAGAACTTGAGTCGAAGACTGAAAAAGCATTCGCTGAAAAGCTGGAAGATCTTGCTGATGAAACCAATGAGTATCTTTACCATGAATTGGATACATTGTATCACCA